TTTCTACTGACCATTCTCCCCAACGGAATCCATTGGTGGTAGTAATTCTGCCTTTACCTTCTCGTTGAACCCAAAATTCAACTTCTTGTACACTCTTTTTGTAATAAGTTCTTACTGTCCAGGTTGCCATGCTACTTCTCCTTAAAGTTCTAAACCGTTTTGTTTGGCATAATCCTCGGGTGATTGACGTTTTTTCTGATACTCTGCTTCGTGCATATCGCATAGCGTACGAATCCATCCGCCATCTCTACGTTTGCCAGGAGCACAACATTCTTCGCAACAAGAGTCTGCCCAGGATTCTGCCATGGTAACCATGCCGTGAATGTATTCGTCACCGCCTTGATAATAGAAACGAAGCCCGCCAAACTTTTCTTTAATTTGTTCTACAACTACCTGCGGAATAAGTTCACGAGCAGGTTCTTTTTTATTTTCAACGTCCCAATCGTGTTGCTTCTTTGCCCAATCAATCCTGCCCTGTATATTGGCACAGAGATTTTCTAGGATAGGCCACCAACCTTTACCTACAGCAAATCCGCCGTAGCGTTCCGCAAACATTAATGGAAATCTTTCTTCCATACGTTTAGCAAAGGCTTCGTATTCGTTATACTCTTGATCTTCTGTCATTTTATATCATCCGAGGTTTCAGGGAAATGGCTAATAATTAAATCTAATGCTTCAATGGTACGCATATTGATTACAACATCTTCAGGGTGTAACCAATAGCCGTCTGGATTTGATTCTGTTTTAGGATTCTTTTTCCATTGACGTAATTCTTTTTTCAAGTAAGCACGATAGTCTTTTAGATTAAGACTAGTAATTCGATCCGCAGTTTCGCCATCAATCCATTGATAAGGTTTATGCTTTGCTTTACTCACGACTTCAGTCCTTCTAACGTTTGACGTTTGGCTTCTTCTTTGACTTCTTGTTTATGAATTGTCTGCAATCCGCGAAACATTTCTTCGACTACATGAATAATAGCATTCTTACCGTCTTCAGTTAAGTGACTGTATTCAGGACTTACAGTACTTTCGTGCCAGACTCTACCGTTTTGGCTAAGTTCTAGTAATGCTCCATAGAGCATATCCTTGTGCATACTTCTGCGGATATCAAATTTTCTCGCCACTTTGGAACCCTCTAAAATGTAAGAAGCGCGGAAAGCGTAAAGAGTAACTTCCATCCTGGTTTTGTGTGATAGCGTCAGCACGTACCTCAACGATTTTGCCAACCACCTCTTCACGACCGGACCAATAAGCATCGCGATCAGCATCAGTAAAACCGCTACCAACATTAACAATGATATCACGTCCATCGTCTCTGCCTTCGCAAACAAAAGCGCCAAGTTTTCCGACATTTTTACCTGTTCCTTCTTCTACTGCTGTAACAGCCAATGACACTTCGATAAATGGCTTTAGTTTAAGCCAAGCCACACTACGTTTACATTCATATCCAGCATTAGGATCTTTGATCATAATACCTTCGTAACCGCCATCGATTGCCTTTTGATTAATTTCTTTGAAACGTTTTTTACCTGCATCAGTATCGAGATCGACAAGTTCGTGTCCAACAACTGCTACATTAGGTAACGCATCTTTATGTTTCTTGTGCCAGTAGTAGACCATATCGCTACGATCCGATTGGCTTTTATCCCAAGAGCCTTGTTCAAAGTTTGACAAAGGTAGTACGTCAAACAAATTAAGTACAGCATCATCGCTTTGTACATCACTCTTGCGGTGTACCTGCTTCATCAAATCTTGGAAACTGCTAGACATAACTTCGCCGTCTAGCACCAAATCATATGGCGGAGGATCTTGTTTAACTACTGCACTAATCTGCTCTGCTATGTGAGGAAAATTGACAAGCTCTTTGCCGTTACGACTAAACATATCAACACGCCCGTCGGCCCTGACGATAGTAATAACTCGTACTCCATCAAGTTTGACTTCGATAAGTTTCTTTCCAACCACCTTAGCCTCATGATTTGCGCTATCGTGAGCGAGCTGGCAACTAAACACAGGCACACTATAGTGAGCATATTTCTTCTCCACAACTTTGTTGATTGTTTTTTCGCTTACGCCACAACGCAAGTCTTTAATAAGGATACGACGATACCAGCCATTCCACTGTTTCTTAGTGGCTGACTTTATCATTGTTTGAATCATATCCCTCGCTGTATTACCGGTGACATTGCGAGTGACAAAGCCAGTAATAGCGAGAGTAAAACTGCCCCAGTCTAAGCCTGGACCGTCTGCATCTGTTTTCTCTGGGATTTGTTTAAGTCCAAAGGTAATCATTGGATCTAATGCAAGACGCACACCTTCGAAGAATTCGTTGTTACCTGCCTCCGCTTGTGCAAGAATGATTGCTTCTTTGTTCAAACGACTAGGATGATCTTCTAGTGTACTAATAACATTTTGGCATGGATCGCTCACAATATCTCCTAAAATTTAACTATGCTATTATTTTACTGCCAAATTAACTCTTTGTCAATTGGTTTGACATAATTTAATTGGGTTTCAATGGATTTGGTTGTGTAATTTACACCGTGTGCTTTGACTCTGGCACGTATAGTTTGAGTCTCTCCAGTCTTACCTAGTGCAGACTTATTCAAAAAGTTTACCAAATGACCGCCATCTGTGACAGCATCGTGGGCATAGCAGTTAAGTTTTTTGACATATCTAGTATTAACATATCTAATATTCAGTAAAATTGGCTCACCTACTACTCCGATATGCTCTTGTTTGGCAGTTTTGGACTCTGTGATAATACGTTTCTTTTCCATTTCTTTGAAATACAAACTAGGAACGCTGGCCAAAATACCAAAGTCTTTAAAAATTACTTCAGGTTTTTGAGTACTAGAAAACACTCGTTGCATATAGTCGTTGAGATTGTCTGCAATAACACCAAATGTCAGTCTACGATAATAATGTATAATAGCACTGGCTGTATCTGTATCTTCCTGAGTAACTTTGACCAGTACTTTATAATCTTTATTCAAGTCCGGAACCATTTGATAACTCAAATGTTCTTTGCTATTCCAGCGTTCATCGCTGTCAGGATCTGCATTGGTAAAAGCACTAACGCTGGTATAGCCTTTAGTTCTAAAAATAGCACAGGCCATAGCCAAAACATTTTCAGCAGGCCATGTACGTTCATTTAATGGAGTAAAATCATTCATAATCGATCATCGTTTGTTGTTGAATAAGAATGTTTTTGCCTATTTCAAATAAGCCTACCCCGCCAATAAGGTCTTTAACGCTGGCGTGAATGTTTACTTCGCCATCTTTGTCTATACTGGCCATGACAAATTCTTCCATGCTACCTTCTTCGATACGCTTACGCACTTCTTCGATAACATCCAGCATATTTTCTTTGCGACGTTTTTCGTTGCGGTCGTTGATGTTAATTACTTCCATTAGATTCTCCTTTATTACCCTTAAGATAATCTTTTTCTTTGTAAGTCTTAATCATGTGACAACGACAGCAGAGTGTTTGAATATTTTCTGCAACATCTTTACCACCATCGCTTTGACGTTCTAAGTGGTCGCCGTGCATTACACCACGCATACAACGTAATTTATGGAACGGATCTTCGATATCGTCAAACTGCGGATCAACACGAGGATCGTATCCACACTTCTCGCACACCCACCCACGATAGAATGTGTGTGGACGATCCGCTTTGCCCATACCACCGTACTCTGTTAATTGCAGTTGGTGTTCACGACAGTAACCATCGCTACCAGGACCATCGAAGATTGTAAGGTCATTGTCACAATCTTCTAACTTACATTTGCATTGTAAGCGATATTGTTCCTTAAGGATACTCTGTCCTTTGAGTTTATCCTTATTAGGATCTCTGAGCTTGGACATATTACCACAAGTCTTTCTTAGCAACAGTAAAACCGTTGTTAGCAGAATATTCTGG